TTAAGCTCCCGGAGTTGCATTTGCTTTTACTTCTGCCTTTAGCGAATCGCTAGGATTATGAATGAGCAGAGCATTTTGATTTTCATCAAAAGTGATGCGCTTTTCAGCAACATCCTCGATATCAAATGATACCGCGATGGTGCCCATCTTTCCCTGAACCCGTCGCAATTTTTTGTAAACTGACTGGTCAGGCTTGAAACCATGACTAAACTGGAACTTGTGCGCACCTTCACCGGTTGTAACAAATTCGATGAACTTCTCAGGCTCAATGTCGTCCACTGCGACGGCAATAGCGGTGAGAACCACTTCCTCTTTGCTCTTCGCAAAGCACTCGTGCAACTTAGATCTAACTTCCTTCCAGCGCTCCAGCCGCTCTTCCTTAGACAGACCTTCGATCTGGAGCACGTAGGCCTCTGCGGCGTCAATGACTTGCGTCGTATGATGACGACCGCTTGTATAGTCATCACATGCCAGTGCCTTACGGAAGTATGCAGTCACTTCGTCAGCACCTCGACCCTTGATGAACGTCAGATACGGTACCGTCCCCGCGTCCCACCGACTGAGATTCACCCTGGCCGCCTCGTGGAGCTTGTCAGTGTCAATGACTAGGGTGGAAGTTAGATCGAGGTTTTCGTCATCGATCCCTGCACCCTCTCTGAGCTTGAGCATCGTGACAAGCAAAAATTTCTCGCCACCAATCTCATAGCTCACGATGAAGGCATGACCGCCGGTCGCCAGCGGCGCACCTTCCATCTCACCCATGATGATAGTCACAGCCTTCTTCGAGAATTCGTAGAAATCAACATCGCCAGAGAGATGCTCCTTCACTCTGACGGGGAATCGATGAAGATCTTCATCCTTACCAAAGGTGCCAGTACTATTTCCTTTCTTACTAAAGAGGTGCAAGGTCTGGGCGCACACCCCCATAAGCGTATCGTTGACTGGCAGGAGCTCATTGCGCCAGTGAACTGAAACGCTGCCATCTCCAAAGGTGTGTTGCTGCTTTTTCAGGTGATGAATTACTGCCGCTTTGATTTCCATTCTTACCCCTGTATTCCCTAACGTGCGTATAGTCTCGCGGAGCTTATCGCATGTGAGGGACTTTATGGGAGATTGCGCCCGGCAGGTCTCCAGCGCGTGTTATCCGCCACGTTCGCCAGACTGGCCTTACTATTTGTAGTGGCCGTCTAGCGATCTCTGACGGCGGCGAGGTGGTCCGATCAGGCCGGCAGCACTGCTGCAGCAGGTCCCACAACCGATCGCCGTGAAGCTCCTGTTCGATCCAGGTGAAAGGCGGTCGCTGGTCGTCCCTGGCCAGCCGGTCGCTTCGGATGGCATCACGCCAGACCATGATCGCGGCCACCTCCGTCCTGAGCCGGTCGGCATGGCTGACTACCCATAGCCCGGCGCCGGCGCTGCCTTGTCCATAGCTGCGACAGCGGCAGCAGCACCGTCAACGAACCCTAACGACTACTGGCCACGACTGCAGCTGCAGTGGCCGGAACTGGTGCATGAACAGTATGTGTAAGCGATGGGCGGTGCTGTGCCCCCTCCCCCAGATACTGGAATTTTTAGGGACGCCAACGGGGAACGGTGACAAAGGTGACACGCCTCTAATTTTCGGATGAAATCCCTTATATATCAATAGGATGAAAGGATTTATCAAAGGTAATTTAATGGTGATCTGATGGTGATCTGATTACCTTTTCGGAAGGTGACCTCCCTGTTGACCAGCCGGCATAAAGATCAATGACTTAGGCCGATATCACCTTTCCCATCACCCAAGATCACCTCGGAAGGTAACCATTCAAAGCCTTTGCACTTCAATGACTTGGGGCCGTTATGACAGTAGTGATCACCAATCACCCTCTTCCGATGGCCACCGTAAAAATGGGCCGGTCCGGCAGCCCTGGAACACCGCTGCAGAACGCCCCTCGGGAGCCCCCCCTATGCGCAGGGATCCGCAGGGCCAGCCGGGGCCACGCAATCCGGGAGGGCGCCATACAGGGCCTGCCCCAGGCCTACTGCAGGCAGTGCAGGAACAGCACCCAACGAAGTGCGCAGGCGTGGCGGGGAGACGAGTGCGCGCGTCGGGGACTGGGCAGGCTTACCGTACGCAAACCTGCGATTTCGTATTGATTGAGGCGTGTACGTGTTCGCCGCCCACGGCATGTCGTACGATTGCCCCTCACCAACCGCATGGACAGCTACCTGATGGCCCATCCCCTGAAGATCCGGATCGTCACAGCGGAAGAACTGATCCCCCTAGATCCTGGCATTGAGCCTCAGCTCGATCTTGTTGGTGAATTGGATAACGGCCGAGAGCTGTATGGCGAGTCTGGCGAAGACCTCACCAATCTGCCCTGGCACATCACCATCGAGCGCCTGAGCGAGCAGGAAAGCCTGAGCAACATTGCTAACCCGCCCGACCATAAGGGCTCAGTGTTTACCCTCCCCGAAGCAAACGCTGCCGACTCGATCAACGTGATGTATAAGGCCTCGGCCACCGCATTTGATCGCATGAACCAGATCTTCGCGCGGCGCACCCCGCACGTTTGGCTGACCATCCGCATTGGCGATTTGAGGAGCGAAAGCAAGCGGATTGCGATCTCTTGGCCCAATTCAAGGCAAGGGTCGCAGGTATTGGATGCGCAGCTTGAAGTCGCGTACCAAGAAGAGGATTCACCCGTATAGATGCAAAAAGCCAACCGAAATTGGTGGCCTTTTTTTCAGTTGGTATCGGTCAGGAGACAGGAGAGAGCCGCGCCCGGGCAATGCCTGCGTAGTGCTGGGTCATCTCGATCCCTGTCCATCCATACCCCTCCTCCTGGGCAGCAACCAAAGTGGTGCCACTGCCGGCGAATGGGTCCAAAATGCGACCACCCGCCTCGCAGATCCGCACCAACTGCCGCATAAGGTCCGTGGGCTTGCCGGTCATGTGATGCTTGTCTGACTTCTTCACGGACTCTCTGAACACGCCAGGCAAGGTCGGTGCATTGCGATCCAGTGGCATCCCACCCTTGCTGCCCCAGACCACATATTCGGCCTGGTTGCAGAACCGGCCGCGCTGCGGGCGCACCCCGCCTGTCTTGTCCCAGACCGCCACACCGCGCCAGGTAAAGCCGGCGCACTGAAGGGCATCGGTGGTCAGCGGCAGCTGCCGCCAGTCTGTGAACAGCAGCACCGGTGCGCCATCTCGCAGGACGCGGTGACACTGCGCCAGCCACAGCTGCATCCATGCCAGGTGCGAACGCTGGTCGCGTTCGTCGCCGGGGAAGTCAGCATGCAGTTGTGGCCTACCGCCCTGCATGTACTTCTCGTTCGGGCTACGCCGGCGCGCGGCGGCATGCACGCCACCACTGGCATACGGCGGGTCAGTGATGAGCGCGTCGAAGCTGCTGGCCGGCAGGGTCGGCAGGACGGTCAGCGCATCGCCGTGGATCAGTTCGTTCTTCATGGATAGAGCCTTCTTCATGGTGTCGCTCGCGGCGATCCATCGGGAGGCTCTGGGCCTTCAAGTGATTCAGCACCCCACAGCGGGTGCATTTGATCTGCAGGTCATAGCTGCCACTGGCGCGGCAGAGCAGCCTGGAACAATCGCCACAGCGCAGGTTGATCCGGCCAGTCATGCCTGTGCCCCCAGCTGCAAGGGGTTGAAGCGGATAACGTCCTCACCCAACCATTCGTTCAATACCGCGATGCGGGCCTGCAACGGCACCATCTCGAGTTCTTCCCACACCTGAGCGGCATCGCGGATGGAACCGAAGCCGCCGGAGTTCTGCGGCACGATGCCCAGCAACTGCGGTGGCACCCGCAGCGAAGCCAGCATGTCGTCCCTGGTCACGCCCTTGATACCGGTGAACTCGTCCTTGGCGGCCACTTCACTGACCGGGATCAGCTTCACACCATCCTTCTGGCCATTCGGTGAGTGGATAAACAGGTTGCGGAAGTTGCCAGGGCCGCGCGAGTTTTTCAGCGCCTGGCGCAAGCTGTCGACGTCTTCCTGGTTCATCTGGCTGTCGGACATGTAGAGGATGAAGCCGGCATGCGAGCCGTTGTTGTAATACTTGCGGCGGAACAGGGTGGCCGATTCATTGAGCAGCGCCGACTGCACGGCCGGCAGCCATTCCGGCAAACCGTAGATCTCCTGGTCGACATCTGCTTCGCGCAGCTGGAACACGCTGCCCTGCTCGAACTCATGCTCGCTACCGGCAGCGGTCACCTGGAAGAACTCCCCTGGCTCGACACCGCGGCGCATGTACTGGGCCAGCGGCACCTTCAACTGCAGCGCATCACCGAGTACGTTGTTGCGCCGTTCGACGTAGGCCATGCCGAAGGTGGTGAAGTCCAGGGCCAGCTGCGCGAACGCCTCCCGGCTGAGCAGGCGGTGGGGTTGGAACGTCCGCACCAGCATGTTCCTCTTCAGGGTCAGGCCGCTGTGCAGGTACGGGTTGGCTCGCGTGGTACGCGACAGCCCCTGCATGCTGACCGGCGGTTCGTAGTAGCGCCCGTTGCGCCAGCATTCCAGGTAATCAAGGATGCCCCGCTGCTCCAGTACTGGCGTGGGTTCCCCGAAGGTGAAAGCTTGGGCATGGCCGGCAGGCACCGGGACATCGGGCGGGAGCGAATCAGACATCAGCAAATCTCCATGGTGCCGGTGGCAGCAGACGACGTGCCCTCCAGCGGTTCGTTGTGCAGGGCATGCAGCAGCGCCCAGGCCAAGTCGGCATGGCCAGTGGCCCGAGTGCGCCCGGCGGTATAGGTGATGGCGCGGCCGCTCGGGGTCATCGTCTTGTTGATGGCCATCAGGGCCTGGGTGAGGTCAGTCCAGCCCGCGTCGTACTTCAGCCGCTCGTTCTTGATCACATCGAAGGCCTTCAGCACCAGACGGGTTTTCACCTCCGGCGAGTAGGCAAAGGTGGTCACGTTCGGGAAGAACTGCCGGACCAGCTGCGCCACCCCGGTGCCCATCCCCGTGGTGTCGATACCGATGTAGGTCACCCAGTAGCGTTCGGTCACTTTCTTGATGAAAGCGGCTTGGCCAGCGAAGTCCATGCCCTTGAACTGGTGCCGTTCCAGCACGCGGAACTCGCCACCGGGCACCATGGGCGGTGCCAGGACAATCAGGCCGGCGCTGTCCCCGGTTTCGGCCGGGTCATAACCCAGCCACACCGCGCGGTCACCATAGGGCCGCATCGCCAGCGGCTTGTACTCGCCCTGCCATTCCACCCAGCTGTCTACCTGGCACGGCTGCAGCATGGTCAGTGGGAACACGCTTGCGCTGTCGTCGACGAACTCGCACATCAGCAGGTTGGCGAACTCTTCGGCGCTGTAGTCGCGGCGCAGCTCGTCGATGTCGAACAGGTCACAGCCGCGGTTGTCGGCATCCAGCACCGTCACGATCTGGCGCCACAATGCGTCCTCACACCTCCGGCCACCCTGCAGCCGGGCATGGCTCACATCGATCTGCACCTGCTGGGAAACCGGCCGCCCCTTGTTGAAGCGGTCACCGGTCCAGAAGTCGTAAGCCTCGTGCGGCATGGTCGATGGCGTGCTGAAGTAGGTCTTGCGCCACTTCTTGTGCATGGCCATGCCGCTGGCCACCTTGTTCAGCTGGTTGAAGCCATAGGTCCAGAAGAATTCGTCGAAATAGAAATTGCCGTGGTAGCCCTGTGCGGTGCGCGCGTTTGTGCCAAGGAAGAACAGCTCCGCACCGTTTGCCAGGACAATGGGATCTCCGCTCAGGTCGCGGTCGAGCACCTCACGCACGAAGGCCCGCATATAGCCCAGAAAAATATGGGCCTGGCTTTTCGAAGCGCTCAGGAAGATCTGATTACGGCCACTGACCAGGGCATCAATGAATGCCTCACGGGCGAAGTAATAGGTGGCACCGATCTGGCGTGATTTGAGGATGACCCGGGTGCGCTCATTGCTGGCCCTGTACCAATCCCGCTGGTACTCAAAACAGCCATCCAGGAAGGCTGTCTGCAGGCGTTCGATTTCCTCCTCGCTGAAATCGTTCTTGCGCACCTTCTTCTTCGGGGCTGCGTTGCGGTTGGCCACCGCCGGGTTCAGGTCGGCCTCGTTGCCGCCACCTTGGTAACGCTGGATGCGTGCCTGCCGTTCCAGCTGGCGGTGAAGCAGGTCAATTTCCTTGAAGTCGCCGCCGGTCTTGGCATCCTTCATGATCAGCATGACCAAGCGGGCTTCCAGCGCACCGCCAATTCGCTCCACGTTGTCAGCGCGGTCCCATTCGTCACGGGACTTCCAGCTGTGTAGCGTTTTCTCCTTCTCGCCGGTAGCCTCTGCGATATCGCAGATACGCCAGCCCATCCAGTACAGGAACTTGGCCTGCCGGCGGGGGTCGGTGGTTGGCAATTGGTCGGCGACAGCGTTCACCTGTTCAGGGTGACTCGCCTCGCGCGCGTGAGACATCAGCCGGCTTTGTAATCAGGCCATATACAAACCCGCCACATTGCTGCGCTATCTGCCGCTGCCGAACATGGGCCATCGCATCGCCAACGATGCTTTCACCCATACAGAGGCGCAGATGAGCACCCCGAAGTCCAAAGCCAAGAAGAGCTTCCGCTCCAAGTTCTTCCGTGTGGCCGTCGCCGGTACCACCACCGATGGCCGCAAGATCGAACCGGAATGGATCGAGCAGATGGCCGCCACCTACAACCGTGCCACCTACGGTGCCCGTGTGTGGATGGAGCACCTGCGCAGCCTGCTGGCTGAAAGCCCGTTCCGCGCCTACGGCGACGTCCTGGCCTTGAAGGCCGAAGAAGTCGAAATCAACGGTGAAAAGCGCCTGGCCCTGTTCGCCCAGATCGAGCCGACCGATGACCTGGTCAACATGGTCAACAACCAGAAACAGAAGCTTTACACCAGCATCGAGGTTCAGCCGGATTTTGCTGGCACTGGCAAGGCGTATTTCGTCGGTCTGGCTGTCACCGACTCCCCGGCCAGCCTGGGCACCGAAATGCTGGCCTTCGCTGCCGAGCACCCGGACAAGAACCCGCTGAAAAGCCGCAAGCAGAACCCGGAAAACCTGTTCACCACGGCTACCGAGACGGTCATCGACCTGGAAGAAGTCGACGCTGTGCCGAAGAAGACCGGCGCCTTCGCCCAGCTGTTGGCCAGCATCGGGCTGGCCCCCGCACCGGAACCCGAGCCGGAACCCGACGTACCGGCCCATGCCTTCGGTCAGAAGCTGATCGGGCTTTTCAACGATCTCGAAAGCCGCATCGAAAGCCTGGGGTCCGAGCTCGACACCGAGCGGGCCGCGCGCAACAAGTTGCAGGCCGATTTCACCGCCCTCTCCAAGCAGCTGGAGAAAACCCCGTCCAGCTTCAGCCAGCGTCCGCCGGTCACTGGCCCGGCCGGTGACAACGCCACCGACTGCTGACCCCCCCATTCCCAGGAGCACACCATGCGCGCCGATACCCGCATCCAGTTCGACCAATTCACCCAGCGCATTGCACAGCTGAACAACGTCAGCAGCATTGCCAACACCTTCGCTGTCGATCCCAGCGTCCAACAGATCATGGAGCGCCGCATGCAGGAAAGCAGCGCCTTCCTGTCCGCCATCAACATGATCGGTGTGGACGAGCTGAAGGGCCAGAAGGTCGGCGTCAGCGTCTCCAGCACCATCGCCAGCCGCACCGATACCAGTGGCAACAGCGAGCGCGAGCCGCGTGACGTCACCGCCCTGGATGCCCAGGGCTACGAGTGCGCGAAGACCAACTTCGATACGGCCATTCCCTATGCCCGCCTGGATGCCTGGGCGCGGCACAAGAATTTCCAGACCCTGCTGCGTGACGCCATCCTGCAGCGCCAGGCGCTGGACCGCATCATGATCGGCTTCAACGGCACCAGCATTGCGGCCAACACCAACCGTGCGACCAACCCGCTGCTGCAGGATGTCAACAAGGGCTGGCTGCAGCAGTACCGTGAGCACGCTGCTGATCGCGTGCTGGATGAAGGCAAGACCCCCGGCATCGTCAAGATCGGCGGTACCGATGCGGACTATGCCAACCTCGATGCCCTGGTGATGGATGTCCGCTCCAGCCTGATCGATCCCTGGCACCAGCAGGACCCGGGGCTGGTGGTGGTATTGGGCCGTGACCTGATCCACGACAAGTACTTCCCGATCATCAACAAGGACAACGCGCCGACCGAGCAGCTGGCCGCTGACCTGGTGCTGGCAGCCAAGCGCATCGGTGGCCTGCAGCCGGTATCGGTGCCGTTCATCCCGGCCAATGCGCTGATGGTGACCTCGCTGGCCAACCTGTCGCTGTACTGGCAGATCGGCGGTCGCCGTCGCCATGTGGTTGAGCAGCCGAGCCGCGACCGCATCGCCAACTTCGAATCGTCCAACGAAGCCTACGTGGTCGAGGACTACGGCCTGGGCTGCGTGGTCGAGAACATCAAGGTCGGGGACTGAGGCCATGGCCGATAGCCCCGCCAAGCGTCACCTGACCCGCGTTCGCGCGGCTCAGGCGGCCGCTGCCGCTGCCCCCAACCAGCTGATGGATGGCACCACCATTTACGAGCAGACCCTGCTGCAGCTGGCCAGTGACAAGGGGCGTCTCAAACAGATCCAGTCCAACACCGGCAAGGCTGCTCTGAAGGCCGAGTTGCTGCCGAGCTATGACGCCTACATCGACGGGGTGCTCCAGTCCGGTCAGGGTGCCGCCGATCTGGTTGTTGCAACGGTGATGCTTTGGCACATCGACGCTGGCAACTTCGCCCGGGCCTTGCGCATCGCCGATTACGTGATTGCCCACCAGCTGCCGATGCCGGACAGCTTCCAGAGAACCACCGGTTGCGTGATTGCCGAGGAAATCGCCGAGGCCGCACTGACTGCGCAGCGCACCAATGCCCCGTTCGATTTGGAAATTCTGGGGCAGGCAGCCTTCTTGACCGAAGACCAGGACATGCCCGACCAGGTCCGCGCCAAATTGCTGCTGGCCCAGGCCCGCGGCCTGTTGGCAACCGACACCGAGGCCACCCCGCTCACTGCCGACTCCGTTTCCCAGGCAGTGGATGGGCTGCGCCGCGCGATCCAGCTGCATGACAGCTGCGGCGGCAAGGAAGACCTCAAGCGCGCCGAGCGCCTGCTGAAGAAGTTCGAGGCCAGCCAGTCCAACGACTGACCTCACCCGAGCGTACCCCGCGACCCCGCCGGCTCGGGGCCGATCACCAGGACCTCTCTCCCTTGGTGTGACGCCCCGACCACCGGCGATCTACGAGGCCACCATGAGCAGCTTCACCGCCAACGTATCACCCACTGCCATCCAGCCAACCGTCACTGCCGGTGCCTTCTGGCCCGCTATCGACGTGGCATTGCTGCGTGATGCGATCCGTGTGCCTGGCGATGTGACACCGCAGCGTATGCGGGCCACGGTTGTCACGGCCGTCATGTCGGTCACGCGGGAGCTGGCGCATTGGCAGGAAAGCAAGCAGGCCGATGGCCATGCCACCCTGGCCGATGTGCCGGCCCAGGTGATCGACGGGGCCTCACGTCTGGTGCAGCTCTACCTGCGGGCGGTGTACTGCGCTACCGCGGTTGAGTTGCACGAGCGCTACCGCTCCTACGACACCACCGCCCAGGGCAATCAGCGCGCCGATGACCTGACTCCAACGATCGGTGAAATCCGGCGCGACCTGCGCAACGCCATCAGTGACCTGCTGGGCACCCGGCGGGTCACCGTGGACCTGATCTGATGCGTGTCCTGGCACTACAGGGAGACACCCTCGACGCCCTCTGCCACCGGCACTTGGGAACCACTGCCGGCCAAGTCGAGAAGGTGCTGGCACTGAATTACGGAATCAGCCTGCATGGGCCGGTTCTGCCGATGGGCACCGTTGTTGAGCTACCCGATGTGCCCACGTCCCCCACCGGCGCTGAGCTGCGCCCTCTTGTCCAGCTATGGGATTGACGATGACCGAACCAACCTCAACCGGCAGCATGGCCGCCCTGGCCACCGGCGTTGGCCTTGCCTCGCTGCTGCCTGGAATCGAAACCGACGCCTTCATCGGCGCATTCGCTGGGGCCACGCTGTTCGTGGTCTCGGCGAAGGATCTGTCGTTGTGGAAGCGACTGATCTACCTGGCCATCAGCATCGTGGCCGGGTACATGGGCGGCACCGAGGTCATGCGCCGCTTCGATGTGGCCTCCAGCGGCCTGGCCGCGTTCCTCTGCGCCGCCACCATCATCACCCTCACCCTGGCCCTGATCGAGCGCAGCCGCAGCGCCGATCCGGCCCGTCTGCCGCGTGGAGGCTCTGATGGCTGAGCTCCTGACCACCGCCACGCTGCTGTGCTGTGTGGCCATCTGTGTGCGCCTGCTGGCCTACCGGCCGGCACCCAACACCAACCACCGCCAGGGCATCGCCTGGTGCGCGTGGCTGCTGATCGTCGCCACCGGTGGCCAAGCGCTGCAGATCCTCCTGCAGGGCGCCCGCGCCAACGTCACCGCATGGCAGTTGCTGCTGCTGGCGGTTCTGCTGGTGGCCATCTACCGGGCGCGCGGCAACGTGGCCCATCTGTTTGGAGGCAACTGACATGCTGACCGCCCCCCTGCTCGCCCAGATCATGCAATGCCCAGTGTCACGGGCCCAACGCTGGGCCGGCCCCCTGAATGCAGCAATGAAGCGCTTCGGCATCAACACGCCGGTGCGCGCGGCCTACTTCCTGGCACAGCTCGGCCACGAAAGCCTGAGCCTGTACCGCACCGAAGAATCGCTCAGCTACAGCCGCGACCGCTTGCTGGAAGTTTTTGGCAGGCACGTCACCCATGCCGAGGCCGCCTCGTTTGTCCACCAGCCGGCCAAGCTCGGCAACCGCGTGTACGCCAAGCGCAACGGCAATGGCAACGAGGCCAGCGGCGATGGTTACCTGTTCCGCGGTCGCGGCCCGCTGCAGCACACCGGCCGGGGCAACTACCGCCGCATGGGCCAGCTCATCGGTCAGCCGCTGGAAGATCAGCCAGCCCTGTTGATCGAGCCGGAAGTGGGAGCGATGGCCGCCGCCGCGTTCTGGCAGGACAACGGGTTGAATGCCCATGCCGACCGGCGCGACGTGCTGGCCGTCAGCCGGATCATCAACCTGGGCGATGCCCGCAGCCGTGCAACCCCCAACGGCATGGCCGACCGCACCACCCGCACTACCCGTGCCCTGGCTGCCCTGGGGGTGCGCTGATGCTTTACCGCACCATCGCCCTGGCTTCCCTGTTGCTTGCTACCGCTGGCCTTTTCAGCTGCCAGCAGGCAAGGGTCAATCGAGCTACGGCCGCACTGGATACGGCCAATCTCGCCCTGGCCGCCGCCAAGGCCGACAACACGGCGCTGGCCGGCAGCCTCCAGCTGGCCCAATCCACCACCAGCGTCGTGACCGAGTACGTGGACCGCGTGCAGGTTGTGCGTGAGCGTGGTGCCACCATCGTCAAAGAGGTTCCCGTCTATGTCACCGCGACTGCTGATTCTGCCTGTACTGTGCCTGCTGGCTTCGTGCAGCTCCATGACGCCGCCGCGAGCGGCAGCTCCCCCCCCGGCCCTGCCGGAGATCCTGATGCGCCCGCCGCCGGCATTGCGCTCTCTGCCGTTGCCGAAACCATCGCCGACAATTACGCCAGCTGCCATGCCACAGCCGCCCAGGTAGTTGCCTTGCAACAGCTGGCCCAGCAGCTGCACACGGCCCTCGCGCGTGAGGCGGCCCAACCATGAAGAAACCCCTGCTGCTGCGCCAGCACCTGGTCGCGGCAATCCCCGCGCTGCAGGCCGATCCTGATCGCCTGCTGATCTTCGTGGACAACGGTGGCCTGGCCGGCACCTATCGCCCAGGCGCATCGTTCGAGTACCGCTACACCCTGGACCTGGTACTGACCGACTTCGCAGGTTCCCCTGAGGCTGTCATGGTGCCGCTGCTGCAGTGGCTGACCCGCCACCAATCCGAACTGCTGGCCAACCCGGCCAACCGGGACAAGCTCAACTTCGAGGTGGATGTGCTGGCCGATGACCTTGTCGACCTGGCCATCAAGCTGCCGCTGACCGAGCGGGTGCGCGTAATCCGCGATGCTGCCGGCCAGTTGGTCCTGGAACACCTGGCCGAATCACAAACCGAACTCGAGCATGCAGACACCCTGGCCGGCGGCGTGTTGATGGCCGATGGCCAAGTGATCGCCATCCTGCCGGCGATCACCGCGTGAGCGAGGATCTGCAGCGGCTGGAAAACTGGGTGGCACCCCTGCTGCTGCAGCTGCAGCCTGCCCAGCGCAGCCGCCTGGCCCGCAAGCTAGGGATGGCCCTTCGCCGCTCACAGCAGCAGCGCATCACCGCCCAGCGCAATCCGGACGGCTCACCGTTCGCCCCGCGTCGTAACGCCCCGCCGCGCCGGGCCAAGGCCGGCCGCATCAAGCGCGGGGCCATGTTCGTCAAGATCAAGCAGACCCGCCACCTGCGTGCGCGCAGCACCCCCAACGAGGTAGCCGTGGGCTTCTCCGGCCGCGTCGCCCGCATCGCCCTGATCCACCAGGAGGGCCGCGCTGCGGCTGTCAGCAAGGGCGGCCCACGAGTGACGTACGCAAAGCGCAGCCTGCTGGGCTTCACCGCGGCAGATGAGCAGCTGGTGCGTGACTTGATCATGGACCACCTGCAACCCGCATGACGTAGCAGGCCGTTTTACACGGCCCGCTGGATGACCCCACGCGCGCGCGATGGAAATCTGAGCTGGTCCCTACCCGCTGGTACCGCCGTGTCCACCTTTACCGCCATTGAAGTCGACAAGCTGCCGGCCCCGGATATCTTCGAGCAGCGCACGTTCGAATCGATCTATACCGAGCGCCTGGCCGAATTTCGGCGCTTGTGCCCGGAGTACACCGCCGTGGTCGAGTCCGACCCGGTCGTGAAGATCCTGCAGGCCAGCGCGTACCGCGAAGTGCTGTTGCGTGAGCAGTTCAACCAGCGCGCCCGCGGCCTGCTGTTGCCCTACTCCCGGGGCGGCGACTTGGACAACCTGGCCGTCCCCTATGGCGTGCAGCGCAAGCTGATTACAGCGGCAGATCCCGATGCGGGAACACCGGCGGTCTACGAGAGCGATGCCGACTTCCGCCGCCGCATCCAGCTGGCACCCGAGGGCCTGTCCGTGGCCGGGCCGGAAGGTGCCTACATCTTCCACACCCTGTCCGCAGACGTGGCCGTGCTCGATGCCAGCGTGGCCAGCCCCTCGCCGGGCGAAGTGGTGGTGACGGTGCTGTCCCGCGAAGGGGACGGCACGCCCAGTACCCAGCTGCTCACCACCGTGGAAGCTGCCTTGCTTAACGGCAACGTGCGGCCGCTGACCGACCACGTCACGGTCACCGCCGCCCTGGTGGCGCCTTACGAGATCCGCGCCAGGCTGACCACCTTCAACGGCCCTGACAGCGCCCTGGTGCTGGCCGAGGCCCATCGTCGTGTGCACCTGTTTCTGAGCCAGTCCCAACGCCTGGGGCGTGACGTCCCGCTGTCTGCCCTGTTCTCTGCCCTGCATGTGGAAGGCGTGCAGCGCGTGCAGTTGGACAGCCCGGCCGCAGACATCGAAGTGAGCCCGCAGGGGGCCGCCTACTGCACCGGGGTGGTGATCGAGCACGTGGGCACCAATGACTGACCACCGCTCGCTGCTGCCCCCCAATGCCACGACGCTGGAGCGGGCGGCCGAAGCCGCAGACGCCCAGCTGATGGTCATTCCGATGGTCCACCACCTGCTGTGGAACCCATGGACCTGCCCGGCCGAATTCCTGCCCTTCCTGGCCTGGACCGTATCGGTGGACACCTGGGACAGCGAGTGGCCAGAGCACATCAAGCGGTCGCGTATTGCTGCCTCGTTCCAGATCCAGCGGCACAAGGGCACGGCGCAGAGCATCAGCGATGTGGTCGCCAGTTTTGGCGGCCAGGTGCAGCTGCGCGAGTGGTGGCAAATGGACCCGCCCGGCCAGCCCCACACCTTCGAGCTGCTGCTGACCATCAGCGGCCAGGGCGGGCAGCGGGCCACAGCGGAATTCATCAACCAGGTCATGGCTGCGGTAGACCGCGCCAAGCCGGTTCGATCGCACTACACCTTTACCCAAGGCATCAACACCGATGGCGCGATTGGCGTGATCGGTGTGGCCCGGGTCCTGACATCAACCCGCCTGCAGCTGACAGCCAGCGAACCGTAGGACGCCCCCATGCCCACGCCACAGATCACGATTACCCCGGCCGGCTTTGCCGCCATCGTCAACGCAGAAAACACCGGCACCGCCCCGGTCAAGATCACCCAGGTCGGTTTGACTGGCCAGCATTTCGACGTGGCCACGGTTGGTGCGGCCGTACCCAACGAGACAAAGCGGCTGACCACCTTCGGCGGCAGGGCGATTGCCGATGACACCCTGCACCTGAACGTACGCGATGACGGCCAGGACACCTACACCCTGCGGGGCTTCGGCCTGTACCTGGAAGACGGCACGCTGTTTGCCGTCTATTCCCAGGCCACGCCGATCATGGAAAAGGCGGCAGCGGCTACCCTGCTGCTGGCCACCGACATCCGCTTCACCAACATCACCGCCACCAGCATCGAGGTCGGGGACGTTGACTTCATCAACCCGCCGGCATCGACAACCCAGCTCGGTGTGGTTCGTCTGGCAACCGAACAGGAGGCTGACGGTGGGGCCGACCACACCAAGGCAATCACGCCACGCGGCCTGGCCGGCTACATCAACCGCCGCTTCGGTGCTGGTGCACCCAGTGAGTTCGTCAAGGGCCTGCTCGGTGCAGCCACCGCGGCCATTTTTCGGGTAGAGCTCGGGCTGAAGTCAGCGGCAACCCGCGATGAAGGCCATGGCAATGGTTTGAATGCCGACCTGTTGGATGGAGAGCATGGTGCCTACTACCTGGACTGGCGCAACTTCAGCAACCTCCCCACCAACTTCAATCCAGGTACTCATTCCCATCCCATTTCTGGCGTTGAAGGTCTACAAGAGGCCCTGAACGGAAAGCAGCCGGTCGGCAGTTATGCCCATTCATCGCACACCCATGGCGCATACGTAGAGAAGTCCGGCTCAGAAATGACTGGATCACTGAATTTTCGCGGCGCAGGAACTGCGAAGAACAGGGTTAGGGTTTTTCATAACGCCGACGAAAATGTCGATTATGGAGCAAAGTTCTTGCTCGACTCGTCGGCAAGCACAACCACGCTTGGAGAAATTTCAATCATTCCGGTCGGGGCTTCTGGATATCTATCTGAGATCCGGTTCAGCCTGAAGTCGGGCGATTACTACAACGCCCCGACATCGGTGATCCTAAAGATTGCAACATCCGGAATTGAAGTCTTTGGATCAATCAAGCCGACTGGCGGCTATGATTACGGATCTTCGCGCCGTCTCAAAATCATCGAAGGCGAATGCCCGTATGGGCTTGCCGAAGTGCGCCGTGTGAGTACAGTTATTGGGCACTACCGTCCTGAGTATGAGGGAGATGGCCGGCGCCGCGTTTTTTTTGAAGCCGAACAGATGGCCGAGGTCATGCCTGAATTGGTCGATCTGCAAGCGGTGCGTTTCGGTGACGAGATGGTGCCAGGTATCAAGCTGGAACAGGTCATGCCGCCGGCCTACCGTGCTATCGCGCAGCTGGCCGACATTGTTGACGGCCTGGCAAAGCATATTTCTGACCTGAGGACTGAGGTCGAATCACTGCGCCGCGGGCAGGTGGGCTGACATGGCATCCGGATACCGCAGCACAGTTAGTGGAGTGAAGAAAGACTTCGACGACCTGTTCGACCTGTACGTAGAAGGGCCGAAATCGGCGGCCACCGGCCGGCGTGTTGCCGGCGTTGACCTCAACCAGCGGTATGCCCATATCAGTTACGGCAGCAAAGGACCGGACGTTGGCTACCGGGTAAACGGCGTGGATGTGGCGAATTTCTGGGCGGCCAAGGGCACGGCCGTTTACGACCGTATCCAGGTGCCGAGCCTGGACGTTTCATCGTTGACGGGCCCGCCTGTTGGCACAGCTCACTGTGCAGTCAATTTCTACGCCGATGGCACCGTGGATGGCCGCCACAACAGCCCCCAGGCAACTGTTACCCCAAAAGGCCGGTGGCTGCTCCAGGGCAATGCCGCCAACTACGAAATCCGGTTTTCCCATGTCAGCGGCATTCCAGTGCCTGCTGCCGATGGCATCTGGCGTTCACTGGCATCCGGCCAGGGCTTCGGCATTGACTCCACGGCTAAAAGTGCAACAGCTGTGGTGAAAGCTGAAATCCGCAGGATCGGCAGTGGCACTCCGTATGCCTCAAACACTGGCACATGGACCTTGAACTATGGGGAAAGCGGGGTTATTTCTTGAACCATCCACCGCATTATTGAGTGCCCCTCTTTCGCCCAGGCTTGTAACCCTTTTGATTACAAGGCATGCCACGTGCGTGCGCGTGGGCTGACAAAGATCATTGGGGCATGGATAGCGCCCTGCCCCAACAGCTCAACAACCTGCTGCGCTCCGGCGTAGTCACGGAGGTTGACCACGCCCAGGCGCGTTGCCGCGTGCGCAGTGGCGATGTCCATACCGATTCCATCCCCTGGGCCACCGCCGCTGGCGGGCTTCGCGTTTGGGCACCGCCAAGCGTGGGCGAGCAGGTGTTGCTGCTCAGCATCGATGGCGACCTGGCCAATGCCATCGCGATCCGCGGCTTGTACTGCCAGCAGTTCCCCGCTCCGGCCAACGCCGAAGACCTGGTGCTGATCCATCTCCCCGATGGCGCGATCATCCAGTACGACAGCGCCGGCCATGCCCTGGTCGCCACACTTCCGGCCGGTGGCAGGGCCACCATCAATGCCGATGGCGGCACCACGATCAATGGCCCGGTGACGATCAACGGTGATACCGCCATCACTGGCCAGGTAACGGTCACCGGCCAGGTCGATGCCTCCGATGACGTGATCGGTGGCGGGATCAGTCTGAAGCAGCACACGCACACCAAGGTGCAGCCTGGCACCGGCACATCGGGGCCACCAGCATGATCGGCATGGACGCCAGGACCGGCGCATTCAACGACGACACCGCGCATCTGCGTCAGTCGATCGCCGACATCCTCACCACTCCCATTGGCTCACGTATCCAGCGCCGTGATTACGGCTCGCTGCTGCCCGAGCTGATCGACCAGCCCTTCAACGACACCACCCGGCTGCGCCTGTATGGCGCCACAGCCACAGCCCTGATGCGCTGGGAGCCACGCCTGCAGGTGAACCGCATCACCCTTTCGCGCTGTGACGAACCCGGCACCTTCCTGTTGGATCTGGACGGCCAGCGCACAGCGCCCTCGGGCGCATCGAGCACCACTCGCCTCTCCGTTCCGCTTCGTTTCCGCAGCCCATAACCGCTGGAGTCACCCATGGCAACCGAATACCACCACGGCGTCCGCGTCATCGAGATCAACGGCGGCATCCGCCCGATCCGCACCATCGCAACCGCCGTTATCGGCATCGTCTGCACCGCTGAGGACGCCGATGCCACCCTGTTCCCCCTGGACCGCCCGGTACTGATTACCGATGTCCTGGGCGCAATCGGCAAGGCCGGCACCAGTGGCACCCTGGCCCCGACCCTGCAGGCCATCGCTGACCAGGCCAATGCCATCACCGTGGTTGTCCGTGTCGCTGCCGGCGCGGAAGACAGCCAGACCACCACCAACGTGATCGGCAAGCAGGATGGCGCCAGCTATACCGGCATGCAGGCCTTGCTGGTTGCCGAGGCGCAGGTGGGTGTGCGGCCGCGCATTCTGGGCGCGCCGGGCTTGGACACCCAGCCGGTCACTGCTGCGCTGGCCATCATCGCTAAGAAGCTGCGCGCCATGGCCTATGTCAGCTGCGCTGCCAGCGCATCGGTCACCGAGGCCATCGCGTACCGCGAGCAGTTCGCCCAGCGCGAGCTGATGTTGATCTATCCCGATTTCGTGGCCTTCAACACCACCGACTCCAGCACCGGCATGGCCTTTGCCACCGCCCGGGCCCTGGGCCTGCGCGCGATGCTTGATCAACAGCAGGGGTGGCACAAGTCGATCTCCAACGTGGCCGTGGCTGGCGTCACCGGCATCAGCCGCGACGTCCATTGGGACCTGCAGGATCCGGCTACCGATGCCGGCCTGCTCAATGCCGCTGACATCACCACCCTGATCAATTCCAACGGCTACAAATTCTGGGGCTCGCGTACCTGCAGCGACGATCCGTTGTTTGCCTTCGAAACTGCAACCCGCAGTGCGCAGATCCTGGCCGACACCATTGCCGAGGCCCAGCTGGTCTACATCGACAAGCCCCTGCACCCGTCCCTGGTGAAGGACATGCTCGAAAGCATCAACGCCAAGTTCCGCGAGCTGGTCGCTGCCGGCTACCTGCTCGGTGCCAGCGCCTGGTACGACGAGGCCGCCAATCAGGCCAGCCAGTTGCAGGACGGGAAGCTGGCCATTGATTACGACTACACCCCAGTACCGCCGCTGGAAAACCTGCTGCTCAACCAGCGCATCACCGCGCGCTATTTCGCCGACTTCCCGGCCCGCATCAACGGCTGATAAGGAACCATTGCCATGGCACTGCCCAGCAAACTGAAGAACCTCAACCTGTTCAACGATGGCGCCAGCTATCTGGGCCAGGTCACCGAGTTCAAGCTGCCCACCCTGACCCGCAAGATGGAGGAGTACCGGGCCGGCGGCATGCTCGGCCCCGTAGACATCGACCTTGGCCAGGAGAAGATCGAGGCCGAATGGAAGTGCGGCGGCCTGATGCGCGAGGTCCTGCGCCAGTACGGCGCGGTGCGCCACAACGCCGTGCAGCTGCGCTTCGCCGGTGCCTATCAGCGCGAGGACACCGGCGATGTGGACGCGGTGGAGATTGTGATCCGCGGCCGCCACAGCGAAATCGATGCCGGTACCGGCAAGGTCGGCGATGACACCGAGTTCAGCGTCAAGACCGGGGCCAGCTACTACAAGCTGAGCATCAACGGCCGCACCGAGGTCGAAATCGACATGGTCGGCATGGTCTTCATCGTCAACGGCGTGGACCTGCTCGCTGCCCAGCGCCGCGCCATCGGCGCCTGATCCCTACCTACACCCCGAGCCCGGCCGCACCCGCGTGCCGGGCCTCTACTGAGACCTGTGCACCATGAGCGAGAAGAACAAAGCCATCCCGCTGGACCAGCCGATCAAGCGCGGCGAGCAGCTGATCGAGTCTCTGCAGCTGCGCAAACCCAGCGCCGGCGAGCTGCGCGGCATCAAGCTGGCCGAGCTGCTGCAGATGGATGTGTCGGCCCTGGCCGTACTGCTGCCGCGCATCAGCACCCCGACCCTCACCACCGCTGACGTCAACCAGCTCGACCCGGCCGACCTGGTGGCCATTGCCACGGAAGTGGCCAGTTTTTTCTTGCCGAAGGCGGCCCGGGAATCCCTGGGCGAGTAGAAGACGCGATGGCCGATGTCGCGGTGATCTTTTCCTTCACCCTGAGCGAACTGTCGGCCATGGGACTGGAAGAGTTGATGGAGTGGCGCGAGCGCGCCCGTTCAAGAAGTGGAGCCAAGCAGTGATACAGTCCGCCCATGGCCGCAATCATCGTCACCGTGTTCTGTCTGTTCCTGTTCGGCGCCATCGGTGCCGGGCTGGTGTGGGTGCTCAGCGTGGGCTGCCGGCTGCTGGCGGCAATGCTGCCAGCGCCCAACGACGCCCAGCCGTAATTGACCAGGTTGTCGCCGCATGAGCGGCGGCAACTTGCGGCTGCAGGTCATCCTGCAGGCTCTTGACCAGGCCAGCGCCCCGCTCCGCCGTGTGATGTCAGGCAGCCGTGGATTGACCGGCGCCCTGCAGCAGCAACAATCGACACTGCGCCGGCTCAATGCCGCCCAGCGGGACATCAGCGCCTACCGCCAGCAGCAACAGGCCGTGGGTGCCACCGAGCGCGCCCATGCCCAGGCACAGAACCGGGTTGCCGCGCTGGCCCGGCAGATCGCCGAGGCCGGCACCCCAACGCGACGGCTCAACCAGCAGTTCAGCCAGGCCCGCGCCGAAGCCCGC